CATCATCACGTCCAGCCGTTCGTTGTCATCGAGCGCGGGTTTGGACGACAACGAATGGAACGGCGAGTTGGGAATGTCGCCCTCGAATAGACCAGCCTTCACCTCGGCTGTCTCTTTATCCCAGAACACTTGCGTTATTTTAATCTGGGTCTCAAGGACGGTAAGCTGGTTTGAGCTCCCCGCCTCACGACCCGAAGCTGTGCCTTCGCTCGGCTTGTTGCTGTGATGTAGTAACCAGACAGCAAGGCCAGCGTTACGCATCTTTAGGCAAAGCTGGTTGATGTGGCTCCATTGCTCGGCGCTGTTTTCTTGCAAACCTGGAAACGCAGAACGGATCGTGTCGATCACAACGTGGGTCGGGCGTACTGCTTTGATCCATGCTTGGAAGTTTCGTACGCCCTCCTCCGTCATCAGGTTCATGCTGTGCTCATCGTTGAACGGTGCCCAGATCATAAAGTTGTCACCCGCATCACCGAACGAACGCTTGCTGCGATCAAGAAAGTTCGCGACGTTTGCACGGCTGTTCTCGAAATCGAAGTAGAGAACGCGAGACTTCTGACCAAGATCGAAGGGGCCGAACCTGTGCTGTCCTGCGGCTGCTGCATATAACAGGTGGCGTACGAACATTGATTTGCCATGACCTGAGTATCCGAATACCTGTAGGATGGTCCCCTTCGTAGGAACAATGGGGTCAATGTAGAACTCCATACCCGCGACGTACTCACGTAAGTCATCAAGGTCGGCGGTCGTGATTGGCTTGTACTTGCGTGGCTTCTCTTCTTCCTCTGCTGGCTCAAGGTCCATCGGAAGGTTGCCCTTGCGTAGCTCGTTCTCAAGCGCTCGTTCGCACATCTGGAGAACCTTATCATCAGCTAGGTTGCTCTGAAAGAACGCTTCCATGAAGTCATTCGCACCATCGGTAAGCCCCTCTAATCCACGTCCCTGCCCTGCCAAACTTGATATGTACTTATATAGTCGGTCATCACGACCATTGCCTCCGCCCTCTGGCAGCTTTCCGATCCGATCCACAAGCTCTTGCGTGCGATCCCAGATGGGCTTGGTCAACTTCACGTCGTGAAGGGACATGCCCTCGAACTTCCATTGATTGAAGTCCACTACGTTTGCGGCAATTGTGACTGGAGCGAGTAAGGGTGGAGCGTACATTGGGAGGTCGTCGTGATCTGAGCCCTCGCTTACCACCCATTGATAGTTCTTGCTGGGCGGAGCGACAGCGTAGCCCTTGCTTCCGCGCAAGTCCAAGCCATCGCATCTGGGCCAGTCCACGTCGTTGCCATCAGCGCCGACCCTGTTTTTTATCCATTCAGAGCCCGTCGGGAACTTAAAGTAAAAGTGCCAGCCTTTTTTTGTACGTACTTTAATCGGCGTCTTCGTCATGCCCAGCCGCGTGGCCTCAGCCAAGGCGTCCTCGTTATCGCAATCGACAATCACCAAACCAGACAACGGGCCAGTGATTACAGCAATGCTTGCTTCGGGCCAACGCTCGAACCACTCTATTACTTCATCTTCTGTGGGTAGCTTTAGCTCATCGCAGTAGTGGCCCCACTTAACTGCGGGTCTTTTTGTCTCCGGCAGGATGGGTATCACTGCCCAGCCGCGATCCAGTAATTCCAGTGCTTCCTCTAGCGTCGTCTTCATTTAGCTTCTCCGATTTGAAGTATGAATTGAGATCGACCAACGGCCAGACCTCCTTAATTTGTGAAAGATAAGTGGAGGAAATGAAGTCGCGACGTATCCACCCGTACGGGATCGTACGGCATACGTTCAGCTTCTTAGCCAGAGATGGCGCGCCGCCGAGATCGTCAATTAGTTCTTTTATTTTGAAGCGCATTGTTTTTTTCCTCTTGCAACAACTAACGGCGTAACATATACGATACTCAGGCACAACTTATGTTTTAAAATTTAATCTCAAAGGACAACCTCATGAAGGAAGACGGCCTAATATTCGGAGACATTTGGCTCCCCGCTCCGCAGCCCCCAAAATCAGCAAGATTAAAACAAGCCGCACAGCAATACGCTGATTGCCTTGCGAAACTTGATGTTGCGAAGGTCTCATTGGATTATATCAAAGAAATTTTGGTCGCAGACTTACCCGAAGAAGTGGGCGAGTTCGCTATTGAAATGGAGGATGGTCGTACACTTGTCGTCCGTATTCCTGAGAAATTTGTTTGGGACAAAAAGTTGTTGAAAGATACGTACGAAGCAAGCGGCCTGCCCGATTGCGTCTCACAGTCCTTCACAGTTGATCGCAAGAAGTTAGATGCTGCGCCGCTTAACGTGCAGGAAGTTTTGAAAAAAGCGCTCACAATCGGATGTGGCGCACCAACTATAAAGGTTCAATCATGAAGATTACTCCACTCAAAACTAACGACATTAGTGTCGTCGGAGCCAGTAAGACGCTGGTGTACGGAATGCACGGTTCGGGCAAGACTACACAGTGCGCTAACTACGCCAAGCGTTTTGGCAAAGGTCTGATCCTATCGGGCGAAAGTGGGCTGTCGTCCATCGCAGACATCGCTTGCGATTACCTTCCGTTCACCACCTTCGACCGACCCACGAAGGAAGGCGAGTACAGCTTTCGAGACCTGACTAAGTTTGTCATGTCCAAAGAGTTTAAGGAAGCGGGTTACAAATGGATTGCCATTGATAGTGCGACCGAGCTTTCTCAGAAGTGCTTCGCAGATGTCGAAGCCGAGCTTGGCGCTGACGCGAAGAACGGTTTTGAGAAGTGGAGCCTTTACGAGCGCAAAATTACCGCTGCTTTGAAGTGGGTGCGCGATCTGGACATGCACGTACTCATTACCGCTCTGGCCGCTGAAGAGACGGACGACAACGGCACGACAAACTACTGGCCGATGATGGTTCAGAAGAAGGTGCAGAAGCTAATCCCTGCCCTGTATGACAACGTATTTTGCTTGGTGCGTAAGACCTCCGAGCAGAACGGCAAGATGGCCGTACGTCGTTATCTTGTGACAGATCAAGTCAATGGCTGGCACGGCAAGACCCGTGATCCTCACCGCCGCCTCGCACCCTTTGAGGAGTGCGATGATGTCACTGATTTAATCGAACGTATCTACATGAGCGACAAAGAGTTCGCCAAATACAATGGAAATGGAGCAACAACAAATGAGTGATTTTCTTGGATTAGAGGGCATGGATTTGTCCGGTGTCGATGTTTCGCGCAATAAAGTTCTGCCAATCGGCAAGCATGAGGTGACTATAACCGATGCGTCCGTCGAGCGGGACGACGCTAAGAACACTGCGCGTCTTGTACTATCATATAGTAACGACGATGGCGGTATTCGTCAGTGGATTTATGTCTTTCACGGCAACTCGCCTGCTGCGACAGAGATTGGCAAGAAGCAACTGAAAGAGCTCCTTATGATCCTTGGAAGCGACGGGAACGAAGCCCCAAGCGTTTCCTTCTTCAAGGGTAAGAAGGTCGGTATCATGGTCAAATCCGAGGAGTACAACGGAAAGACCAATAGCAAGGTCTCGTATCACTTTGCACCCACAGGTGGTAAGCCACAGACCAGCGGCTCAAGTGCGCCCTTAGACGATGAAATTCCCTTTTAAATGCACCCAGTACACCCACAAGCTCAGGCACTAATTGATGCCATCGACGAAGGCTACGCCAACGAAGACCGAGGCGTAGCCCGTGCCTACATCGGCGCGTCGATGGCGGGGACTGAGTGCATCGCACAGATGGCTCTATCCCTGCGCGGGTTTCCAGACGTTGACCCTGACCCACAGTTAAAAAGAATATTCTTTGCTGGGCACAGGATCGAGGACTGGGTTGTTCGCGATCTAAAGAACAAAGCGAACTTGCGGGTGTACGAAAAGGACGAGGTGACAGGCAGGCAGCACCGAGCAGAATGGCTTGGTGGGCATGTCGTCTGTAACACGGATGGGCTGGCCGACTTCGAAGACGGCACGGGTCCAATGATCCTTGAGATCAAAAGCATGAACGACGCGAACTTTAAGAAAACCGTTTCGTACGGTGTGAAGGTTTCGCACAGAAAATATTATCGCCAGATGCAAATGATGATGGCGATGATGAGAATTGAGCGTAGCTTGTTTGTATCTTACTGTAAAAATAACTCTCAATATCACGCTGAAGTTGTCCTCTTCGATCAAGAAGAATGGGACACGATGTACATAAAGATACAAGCTACGCTTGATGGGCAGGCGGGACGATGCGCAACCGAACCAGAAAGCTGGAACTGCAAGTCGTGCTTTAAAAGGAAAAGTTGCTGGGAAATCCCAGACGTTACTCCCGCCTGTCACTTTTGTACGAACAGCTTCGCCAACAAGGACGGCGGCTGGACGTGCAAACTAACGAACCGAGAGGCCGTAGAAGTTTGCGGCGAATATGAAATGCTCAGACCCACGGAGAAAACCTAATGGATACACTAAACGAACTGAGCATCGCCCGTCAGGGTATCATCCGCAAGGAAGCAGAGATCGAAAGCATCTTTGACCGCATCGAGGCGCTTGATCCGGTTGACCCAGACGATGTGCACCGCGCGCGTACGAAGCTGCGCCACGAGAAGGAGCGGCTCGTAGAACTGAAGTGTTTGGCTACCCAGCTAGAGATCGACGCCGTACGCATGGGGAAAACCACTCATGTCTAAAGCAAGAGACCTACCGCTGACCGAAGCTCTTCGGATCATCAACGCTGATCGAAATCAAGAGTACGGCGAACCCGCCGAGAACTTCCAAGATATCGCGGATATGATGACCATACTTCTGAAGCCAGTATTAAAAGAAGATGTAGCTATTAGCTGCTCTGACGTGGCGATGACAATGATCGCAGTAAAGTTAAGCCGAATGACGACATCACCCACAAAGTTTGACACTTGGTGCGACATCGCAGGGTATGTGGGTGCAGGATGGGAAGCAGTGGAGGTGAACCAAAATGGCAAGTAATATACCAGAAGCACGTAAAATTTTAGAAGACCTTCTTGATCGGAACTACGATCAGCAAGAAGCGATCCGCCAAGCCCTTCGCTTGATGACACGCGAGATTACGAAGCCTCGCCGTGCGTACAACTACCGAGACCCAGTTACCGCAGAAAAGGTAAACGGAGTGCAGGGCAAGTCCAGAGATTATCCAGACCTCTCATGCGATCAGCTAGGCATAATGTATGGCATAGATGGTGGCAGAGTGAGTGAGATAATCGCGGGTAAACACGACCATCTCACTCAAAATACTTAGCTGCCGAAACTTCCGCCGAAACTTCCTCCGAAGCTCCCGCCATAACCTGACGAAGTGCTAGGTCTTCCAGCACTACGCTCACCCGCAACACGGTCAAGGATACCTTCCTTGGCCCAGCTTATTCCACCCAGTACAGGTGTGCGACCGACGAGCTCCCGCCAAGCGGCCCTTCGTTCTCCGTTGGCTTCCTTGCCATCGTAAGCAGAGCGAACTCCCTGAGCAACAGTCATCGCATCATTGAACAGACCTACAGTCGGGCCACCAATTGCTTCGAACGTACGCTGCGTACCGTAGACGCCGTTGTCGGTGTTCGAAGCAATGTCGTACAGCAACTCACCCATCAACCCCATGCCGCCGAGAGACACCATGCCGTCGAAGTACAGCCCAAGTGTCCTGTCTAAATCTGGGTTATCTTCGAATGCTGTCGTTACAGTTTTGGACAGGTTGCGCTCGCGAAGTTTAAACTCACGATTTTCTTCCCCGCCGCGACCTTGGACGACATCCTTGACGGAGACGGTCAGCGCACCCATCGCTGGACCCGCAACTAAAAGCGCACCGAGAGGTCCGAGGCGGTTGTCAGACTGGCCGACAAAGGCTTTGGCAAAGTTGGCGGCTCTATCGGTTGGTGAGTTGCCAGCAAACGCTTCAGCGACGATCTTGTTTGTTAGCCGCGTCATCATCAGCGGGTACGACTTCAGTTGCATGACAATCGCACCCACGGGAGTTTGAGCCATGAGCGGCAAATCGTTCGGGTTCGGTGTGAATATCATCTGGTTTGTCAGCTTGATTAGCGTGGCTGAGAGCACGTCGTTTAACGGGTGCTCTTTAGCCGAACCCCTGCTTTCCATGACCAAATCAAGGTCGATATTCTTGTCAGAAATTAGTGACTGAAGTCCCTCTTGCTCCAAAATCTTACGAGCGATCCTACCCTTGCGGGTGTTAGGGCTTTCACGCAAGATACGATGCTGCGCCTTGATGTGCTCGTAACTTACGGCGGCTGCCACATTACGCATGGCATCAGTCCAAGGCGTCAGAAGTGTGGAGTTGAAGAAACCAGTCATGAACTGTGTGCTGTCCACACCATGCGCCACAGAAAGACGTTGGTGAACGGCGTTTTCGGTGGCTGCACCGATGTTTCGTATCATGTCGCGATACGCAGGCTCACGAGCATACTTTCGTAGACCACCCACGTAAGACTTGAAGTCTCCTGTACGCATCAGCGGAAGCACCAAGTCAGACATAGAGGTTAGGGTTGTGAAGCTGAGTAGCGTCACGGCATTCACGCCGCGCAACCACTTGGACGCATTCTTCATAGAGTACAGACCTTGCTGACCGTCTACGGGCTTTCGCATTGCTGCGTTCATAAAGCCCTCCGCGTGCTTCACGTTTTCCTGAGATGGAATTTTTGTCAGGCCGTTCGTATCGGCAAGCGCGTTCGCGATAGCCCTTGCACGCTTTGAGAAGTTGTTGCGCATAACCGCTGCTTCTGGAGTGTTGGTTAAGTTTTGATCGAGAAGAGACATGATCGTCCCCTCAAGTTCTGCAACCGAAGCGCCGCCTTTGGCTTTTGCCAACAGGTCGTCTGCTACTTGACCAGCCACGAAGTCGTCCTTGACCGGGGCCATGAAGTACGCACTGTCAAACACCCGGTTTAACATGCCTTCCCCAGAGCCGCCCATACGAGAGTGGTTGGCCTTGAGGATTTTATTTTGTGATAACAGCGTGGCGATGGTTTTACGCCCGTGCATAGGGTCTGAGAGTATCGCGATATAGTCGTGATACCCGTGTATGCCAGCGCCGTACTCAGCCGACAAGTCCAAGCGATGCTCAAGGCTATTGGAATACTTGGTCATTGAGACAAGTAGATCGTTCTCCAAGAACGGTGCAAGGCTGTTCGGGTTGTCAAAGTCCGTGAACTCAGGGAACTCCTCAAGACGCATCATGCGGCTGTAGTCTAGGCTATCTTCGTTGCCCTTGCCCGTCACGCTCTTCAAGCTGCTCGATGGGCTGGATAAGATGCCATCATCATCCAGTAGACGAGCGACGAGGCGGTCGGCTGCCGAAGTGGCATCTATAGAGCTCAATGGTTGCGAGCCACCCATAGATTGATTTTCTGTCATAAAGTATTTGACGATACGAGATTTGAAGGCGTCTGGATCGGCCTCGATCAAATCTTTCCGCCATACCTGTGGGAAGTAGTTCTCCTTTATCTCACCCACCATGTTACCAGATGCACGAAGTCGCGCGACGGCAGCATCGAGATACGAACGAATATGGTTGTACGTTTCGATCTCTTTACCGCGCAGATTTTTAGAGGCGTCACTATTTCTAAGAGCTGTGACGATACGCATGTGGCTGATTGGCTGAGTGTTGCGGCGTTTCGGTGACATGCCGACCGCGCCCATTGCGCTCTCGGCCATCATCACTGGTCCTGTCTGAAAATAACGCTTCGCTATGCCTTTAGCATCGGGAAGTTCCTTCAACATACGTGTCATCGGCATCAAGAACTTGCCCATATTCGCATTCGTACGTTCGAAGTGTCCACCACCACCCGCGAGAGGCTCAAAGAAGTTAGCCAGGTGAGGCATGTTGGAACGGCGCATAATTTTTGCGTTAGTACGAAGCGGGTTGTAGATACTGGACTTCTTTATCTCCAGCGCAGCATCTTCTGGAAGGCCGCGACCGCGTGCTACAGCTATCATTCCGTCGAGCGATTTTGCTTGGACGCCCGCAGCTTCCAGAGAAGTAGCTCCCTGCGTGAATACCTTAATAGGATCAGAACCTTCTATTATCTTAGTAGCCATCCCGCCGTTAAGTGCTGGCGGCACGTTAGCTTCACCAAGCAAAGGCGTAGCGTTCTCGAACGCTTGGGAACGAAGGTCGCGAACGCTCGCCCTTTCCAGTACCAGCTTGTCTGGCCCTACGTTTAGGCTCGTGTAACCCATTTCGACCATTGCTTCGCGCAGCTCACGCTCGCCACCAGCTATTTCTGTCAGCTTTTCAATCATCTGGTTGGGTGTGAAGTTGCCACGCATCTCTTTGATTTGGTTAGACTGCGCCCTACCGTCTAATCCTTCAGCAACTTTCTTTACGTAGTGGGTTCTGAACGCCTCAACGATGGGGGAAAGTTTGTTCATGTCGCCACTAAAGATGGCTGGCGTTGTGTCTCGTATGAGTACGGGACGTACATCACCATCTATCAAAGCACCCAGCTCTCCAATCTCTTTGGAGAGTGCGTCGTCCAATGCGTACATGCGCTCAAAGTATTCAGATGAAGAAAGTGGATCGAGACGTGCTGAATTGACTTGCGCGCGCAGCTCGGTGAGAGCCTCGAGGTAATCTTCTACATCTGCTTGATTTGCTTCTGGCGCAGAGGCAATGATATCTTCCGACATTTTCTCTAGCGTGTTGGATGGTCGTGCAGTTACATAAGAACCTCTTCCTAAAGGCCCGTTTCTAGTACCATTTTGGAAGTACACAACAACCTTGCCACCCGTGAACTCGTTGATAGAAGCCCGCGCTGAAGGTGTGAACGTGTCAAGGATTTCGTGTGCGTAATCGCTTACGTACTCAGACGGTACGTTAGACTGATAGTGCGAGCGCGAGCTACCTTTGACGGAGCTGCCGGATGAGAACACATCTTCAGCGAACGTGATGCCATAAAAGCGATTGCGCGCTGGACCCGAAGAGATCAAGCCATTCATTACGTAAGAGAGGCCATCCATAACGTCGGTTTCGATGTCGGAGAACAGGTTCTCTACACCTTCGGCGTCCTCACCGAACATAGTGCGGTGCATATCCTTCATCATCGTCTTGGATGACAGGGTATCTGCACTTTCCGTGACGATCTCAGAGAATACATCCGCAGGCTCACGCCCAAGGATAACTGCAAACTTCGTGATGATGTCCCGCGCTGATTGGGACACTATGTTTGAGCCGTACAGGCTTTCAGCGACCAGACGAACGGACTGCGTGATGTCTCCATCCTTGCTCAAGTTTACACCCGCAACACGAACAGCCCTGCGGAAGCCATTGAAAGATAGATCGTCTACGCCATTTGGCAGGATGCCATTTAGTCGGGCAAGGCGCGCAGTAAGCGTACGCGCGTTGTACTCCACATCTTGAGTACGATGCGTGATGCTTCTGAGGAAGCTGCGCATATTGAAATTTGTGTTCTGAGGGATGCCGTTTTCAAAGCTAACGCCAACTTCTTGTAGCTGCTCTACTTCAATAGCATCTGATACGCTTTTGTTTTTAATGGCTGCCTTATTCTTTTTGGCTTGGTATCTCTCTTTTATAATGTGGCGTGTGATGTTCTGGATTTGCTCAGAAGTTCCCGCTACGCCTTTAATGTCTCCACCGTCAATGGTTATGGAAAGAGCCATCGTCATATCATGGATTTTAGTTTCGTTAGCCAGACCCTTAGCGCCCTTACCAACGGTTCTGGATTGCCACGTATGGTAGATCGCAAGCTCTTCTTCTGTCAGGTTCACGTCATCAACCTGAGTTCTTATCAGGTGCCTAGCCCGGTTAGCTAACTTCTTTCCGAAAGCTGTCGGCAAGCCATCAGCTCCGATCTGCTTTTGAAATTCGCGTACGCTTTCTTCCAAATTGTAGCTATTAGCGTCACTGCCCTTAGTACCCGCAACTATGTCACCCTTGAAGGCTTTGGCGTTTGCCTTGCCCGTGGCTTTCATTACGCTCCGAAGTGCGCTTGAAAAGCTCCGTCGTTGGCGGTTGGTCTCACGCTTAATGTTCTGTTCGAAGTTCTCCTTCTTAGCCAACCGCGCGCCAGTAATGTTGTACTTGGCGCGAAGGGAAAGCTGTCCTTCTGATATCCGTATCTCTGGGATGTCGCCATACTCGACACTCATGTATGTGTCGTTCATCGAAGTCATAAGTTCTTCGGAGAAGTCCTTCATTTTCGTCTTGTAAATATCCACGAGGGACGCTTCCATTTCGGAATGGTAAGCCCCGCCGAACACTTCCATGTCATCGCCGGATTGGGAGATGCGGCTGTCTGAGCGGATAGTTGCCTCGTTGATTGACTTGGAGATGCTACGCATAGCGCGTATCTGCTTGGCTGACATCAACTTGAGCACGCCCGTTGACTGGTCGAGGGAAACTCTGCTCTCAGCGTTATTCCCTGCCTTTGTCGCCAAGTATCCTTGGGTCTTTTTGGTCATAGACATGCCGTTGAAGGCTTCGGATAACATGCGAGCGGTGGCTGCCATCTTGTCCGTATCGTGAGTTTCTGGGTATCCGTCCATCGCGGCCTCGAACTCGCGTAAGGATCGCTGTACTTGGTCGAAGCGTACGCGGAGCGTACGGCCAATGGAAGTTGATGGCTCAACAGGGAAAGAGAACTGAACTCTGCGCGCTTCATCCTTATTGACGATCAACTTATCGAACAACAATTCCATATTGGGGTCGATGATGTGGCGACCAGTCATGTGCTGCCATAGCTTACGGATTACTTTCGCAGCTTTTTCCAGAACATTTTTGTTGCTTGTCGCAAGCGGGCTATCAAATTTGTGGTGCATGTACAGCGAGAACTGGTTCGCAAAGTATTCCTGCGGGTTTGTTTTGCCGTTAGCCACACCCGCGCGTACACCGTCAACTTCTACTGAAGGTGTAAACTCATCCAGCTTGGTCATGCCTCCGACGACACTTTCTCCGCCCTCGTCAAAGCTGCCCGTCTCATCGTAAAATCTACTTACATTACCCCAGAACTCAGACTTTAGCTCAGAAGACATAAGGTTTTCGTAAGCCCAGTGAGCCAGCTCGTGCATCACCGTAAAGGAACCTGAGATGCCTGTGCGCGTACCGTCTTTGTCGAAGCTACCCATATCCAGGGAAATCTTGTTGTAGGATTGGGAACCAGGTCCATACATATAAAAATTGCCAGCCGATCCGCCATCTGAAGGAGACGTAAACAAAGGTGCGTTGTCGTTCGGAACCGCCTTGCGTATCAATGTTTCAATTTGACCAGCGATTTTTGACCCGACGCCAGACATAACAACTTTAAGGGATGAGATGGACGCCTCGATGTCGGCTGTTGGCCTCTTCACACCGTGAGGAGCTTCTTTTGCAAGGGTGGCATAAAGCGCTTCAAGGGCTTTAATGCGGAAGCCGATTGGAATTTCAACTTCGCTCCCACCAATATCCTGTGTCATCTTAAAGTCTGCGCGCTCAAGCGCATCTAGGTTTGCCTGCAACCGAGCAAGGGTCGGCTTGGACTGCAAGAAGGTGTCGAAATCTGGGGCAACCAACTCTTCTAACATATTATTGTTTGCCAGCTTATCGCCAACGAACAATAACTGAGCGATGTCACGCCCTTCTTTGTCTGATGCCAGTGCTGAGATGTCGATGATAGTGCTTTCGGTTTCTGCTTGCGTAAGTGGACGCGCAGGCATTTTTACTTCCGGCTCTACGGTGGGTACGTTGTCGAACGAGTTTGCGTCATCGAGCGGTTCGAAGTTGTCACGAATTAGGTTCCGTTTTGTGGCTTGGCTTTGCGCTGACTTGCCGTTCATTTCAGCGGGTACGTACCCGATGCGGAAGAGAGACGCAGGCTTGCCACCCAACAGGGCAGTAACACCCGCATCAGATGCGATCTGGGATTTACTAGCTACGCGCGGCGCGACCTCTGTGGTGCGTGGTAGCAACACCAAAACCTTGCCGTCGCGGGTCATAGGCGCATCTGGTATTTTGTTATCGACTACATTGCCCTTGCCATCTTTGACGACAACCTCTGGTTCTGGGCCTACATCCAAGCCGCCTTCGCGGCCTTGCGCATTGATTACAGATAGGTTTTCTTCCAGCTCAGGAACGTCGCCGTCTGATTTAGCAAACTTATCGTACGCTTTGTCTTTGGCAGCTTCGAGTTCTTCAATCGTTTTGATTGGCGTAATCTTGGATGTATCAATACCAATCTCACCTTTGGATAATCCAAGACTTTCGAGAGCCATCTTCTCAGATGCGTACACTTTAAAGATACTGTCTGACTTGCCGAGCTGCGTCATGGCTGCGTAAACGACCTGACCTTCGGTGGCTACACCACGTTTGCCACGGCCTACACCCTTTACTCCGAGGAGCTGCATACCCGCACGCGCAGGGAAGGTATAAACGGCTTTGTTCTTACCTTGCGAAACGTCCATCTCGGCTTGCGCCTTAGCAACCTCAAGGGTCTCGTTCTCACGACGGAAGATGCTCGCACCCTCAGTAACAGTACGACCGTCTCCCACGTCCACACCAGGCTTTAGGATTGAGCTGACTTTGCTTTTGGTTTCTTTCTCACCAGTCTTCTTGTTTGTGGAAACTGTTGTTGTGAGGCCCGCTTGAGGGTCATTCTCTAACGCCCGTGATGACTTGGCAGTGCTGTCGGCACTACGGCTGGTGGTGTACTTCAGATCACTTTCGTACATACGAGCGGCCTGAGCCTTCTCTTGTACGCGCAGCTCTGCGACCTTGGCTTTGCTTTCGAGCTTATTGACCACTGGAAGAACGATATTGATGTGGTCATCAATTCTCCGACGTACAGCGGCGGCGGTAGCTTCGTCAAATTTACCCGCCATGCCTCGGAATGTTTTTAGAATGTTGGTTGGGTTGTTGCCAGCCAACTTCAATATCTGGGCCAATCCTTCGTTGGCAGATGAAGCCAATCCTTCGACTTCAGCCTCTACGGCTACTGCTTCAGCTTTTGCGAAATCCTCTTTCGCAGTGGTGACTTCGGCTACCGCTGAGTTGGCGAAGCTGTCACCATCAACCTTAGCGTCAGCGCTTGCGTTCTTCTTCGCAGTCTTGAAACTTGCGACACGCCCTTCACGAGCGGCGAGATAACGGCGAATTGCTTTGCGTCCGGCTGGCGCAAGAGCGCCGTCCTTCGTACCGTTCGGGGTACTGGCTACAATTTTCTCAAGATCACTTTGCGTAAGCGGCTCAAGTGCAGTTGCGTTCTTTTCGTTGGCCTTTGCTACCTTGCTCTTGTGCGTAGCCATGCCTTTACCCAAGCCTTTTAGAAGGCTCTCGTCTTTTTTATCGTCGTACGTAAACTTCCGTCCCTTGATGGCAGGGACTTCAAGAACCTCGGCCACGGCAGGAGCTTCTACAGGAGCAGCCGCCTCTGTCGTGTCGCCTGTCGTGTCGCCTGTTGCGTCAGTGTTTACTGGGTCTTCAGCACTGTCTGTGTCGCCTTTGTCGCCTGTGTCGCCTGTCGTGTCGCCTGATTTATCGGCATCATTTGGTGCGGCTTCAGCGGCTGGCGTGGCGTCAGCGGCTCGTACGGCTGGCGTTTCGACTTTGGGTGCGACTAGATCGACATCGGGAATATCTGTTGATGAGGTGGCCGCATTAAACTCGGACATCTTTTCGTCAAACTTAGCCTTGATCTCCGGTGCGTCTCCGCCTTCGGTCGTCATGCGTTGGGCCAAGCTCTCGACTTCGGCGTCAAGGCTCTCAACCTTGGTTACGTGAGCTTGTATTTTTGCAAGCTCCATCGTTGCGTTGTTCTTCGCTTCCGCAGCATCCGCATGATCTGCGGCACGCATCGGCTCATTTATGATGCTATCGGCCTCGTCAATGGTACGCTGAATGTCGGAGATCTGAATTTCAATCTCGCCCGCGAGGTTGGATTTGCTCCACTTTAGCGCCTCTTTCGCTGGGTTACGTGCAGCGTACGCACCTACGGCTGTACCGATGGCTCCTGAGAATGCGCCCTCGATGGCAGCCGAAGTTCCTATACGGCTATAGTCATATTCTGTAGCAAGACCCTGCTGTATTTCGCGAGTTTGTTGCACGGCATCAAAGCCGCCGCCCATGCCTGCGCCGACAGTACCCTCGATGACAGCGCCTCGTTTTGCGCCACTCTTTACGGCAGCGCTGACGGCTGCGTTCTTTGTTGCGCCTGCGGCTCTCGCCAGCTTCGCTATGGTGGCGGCTTTGGAAGCGGCACCCGCATACGGAATAAGGTTGATAGGATCGGCAATGGTGGCGAGGCCGTAGTCCCACACTTGGCTTGCAAACGAACCGCGCTCCGGTGCGTTTTTCCAAGCCTTAGATAATTTTGTCATGAGTAGCTGGTCTGAGCCAGCGTTTTGGTACTCTAGTAAGTCTTTACCCGCAGAGGCAAAGTTACTGTCTTTCCAACGGCGGTCTGTGTACCATTGGTCGAGCATCTCAGAAGTGCTGGAAAAGGATTTTCCCTTAGTCTCATAGTACGTACGAACGTCGTCGATAAACCCACGGTTCTTAACAAGGTCCGAGCCTGTAAGGGAGGTGTAGTCAGATGCCCCCGTTTGATCGTCATCTGATACTACCGTAAAGCGGCTGGTGGTTGGCTTCAGCATCGGGTACTCCATTTAACCTGATTTTTTACAGATTAAATTAGAGCACCCTCATAAGTCGTCCTTAGTCGGTTCTCCATCTATCTCCAAGGATGTACCTGTTAAACAAACTGCTGTTATTATCACGTTGATCCTGTTGTGCAGCAGCTTGATCCGCACGAATTTGCTCGCGAATAATTTCAGGAAAATCGCGTGGGTTGATCGGCTCACCGGATAATTTTGCAGCGTTGTATTGTGCCATAGCCTGATCCAACTCATAGTCTTCGTACGCTTGTGCTCTATCTGCTAAATCTTTTGCTGCTAATTCCTTATATTTTTCTTGGGCATATTCGATCTGAGATATTGTGTTCTGGTTTGCATTTCGTAATGCGGTCAATTGCTGAATGCGTTCTGTAACAGATTGAGCATGTTCGCTGGTTTTGTATATTGAAGTCCGGCTCAGAGCGTCAAGTCGCCTAAGTTCCGTATCAATATCTTCTATACTCGCCGCAAGGGTTGGGACCAGATTTCCGATGCTAGTGGCAGCTTCATTAATGACATCAATTGGGGGGTCAGCGGCTATATAACCATCCACAGAAAGGCTCAATAGGGGCTCCATAAGAGCGAGAGCCTCAGCAATCTTAGGATCATTGTCGGTGGAAACCTTTGTCGCATCTTGAACCAGTGGCGTAGAACGCTCGACATCTTCAGCGAAACTCGGCGCAAATATGTCATACGTTTCTGTCGCCATCTGGGTGCGGGCCTTTTTAAATTCTTGGCCGAAAGCTCTAAATTCCGCAGGTGTTGCTTGCGAAAGAGAAAGCATATCATGCCCGACTGCTTCCAACGCCTCTTGGAAAGCCATCCGCTCCAACCCGCCATTAGGTGCGTTATCCACCGTCGCCCCAAATGCGTTCAGCAAAGACGCCCTTATCAAATTGGGATCAAACTTCTGGCCGGGAACATGCTCACCATTAGCCAAGTTTAGAACCATCTGTTCGTAGACTTCTTCGGTCAGAGGGATATCGAGCTCTGACGCCATTCTTGTTGCCTTAACTAACAAGTCTTGACTAATGTCAGCGACGATACCAGGAATTTCATCTTTGTTTGCTGTCCCTATAATTGTGGGATTTTCAAGGAGTGCCTTGTTAGCCTTGACCGCATCGCTAAGGGTTACATTGTCGCGTGATGCGTTCATTTCAGTTACGGCTTTCCGAATTTTTTCAACCTCGATTTGGTTATTCTGCTCGCGAATGGCGCTTATGATATTGTCATAAGTTTCTTCAGCAAGTGTTCCAAAACGCATCCTAGCATTAGCAACTCCACCGTTAGAGCCTGCCTGCATCTGGATAACAAAGCTATCTACGAACTCTTTCTTGCTCTGCGCCACTGCGCTTGCATATTGAGTTATGTCTTTTACTTGGCCTGTTGCAAGGTCAGTCATGTTGGCTTGTAGCTGGGACTGCCCCTTATCAAACTGGGCTTGGAGAAGTTTTATTTGCTGCGTGTTAAGTACAACATTGCGGCCTTCATTCGCGCTCAAGTCTGCTTCTAGTTTAGTGCGTACGGCCTCAAAGGAAGTGTCATTGATAGCAGCGGTTAATGCAGCCTCGGTCTGGCCGTTTACGAGAGATGTTACCCTAGCCTCCTCATTCTTGTCGCGCTCGGCTTTCTTCTCATCGAACTTTGCTTGTGCATCGTCTCCGTAAGTCGCACCCAATTCAAAGCCGAGTGCAGTCGCATCGCGCTTATCCTTGTTTATACGGGCGGTTAGAGCCTCTTGCGTTGTAGCTGGCTTCATGGCCATTTCATCTAGTTCGAACAAAGCCTCGCTGGAGAAGTCTTCTTTAGATTTGGCAGTCCGTGCTTTGTCTCGTCTGGTGAAGTTAGCTTTGTCTTCTGCTATAGCGGCTTGAGCCGCAGCTTGAGCTTCGGTGCTATACTGAGCTAATTTATTAGCCAACATTTCTTTATATAATTCTGGCGTGATGTCTGTACGCATGGTGAGTACATCTAGTTCAGACGTTAATCTAGCAACTTCAGCTTCAAGTCGTTCGCTAGTGGTTTCTTTGAAGTTAGTGTTGGCCTGAGTGACGAACTCGGCTGCGCCGTCCTGCACCGCTTGGGGGTACATGGCCAAAAGTTCTTTTCGCTCTTCTTCGTAAACGTCTACGGCAAGATTTTTTCGGGAAAGATCGCTTAACTCGCCGCGCAATTTTTGAACTGAAGCGTCAGTCCGAAGACCCATTTGGCGGTCGAAGTTAGCACCATATCCGTTTACTATCGAACCATCGCCACCTTTGGATACTTCAGCCCGAACATCCTCAGAAAGAGTAAGCAAAAACTGGTCGCGCTTTCTTTCATAATCCTGTGGAGTGCTGTCCTCGTTGGAAAGTTCTTCTAACTTAGCTCGCGCCGTCACGACTTCTTCCGCAAGTTTCGTCTTCATGTTCCCTTCGAAGAGCCCTTCGGTAAGACTGACTTCTGATTTTACTTTATTAAACACAGCATCAGGATATTTGTTTCTAAGATCACGGAGCTGTCTATCATAATCAGCTTGGTCCGTCGCGGATGCCAATACTTCCAGTGCGATCTTCAATTCTTTGCTTTGGGTTTCTTCGGACGCTTCGTACTGGCTTTTAAAAAGAGTTGTTATGTTCTCTTTAAAATCTCCACCTCTTGAAAGGAGAAGATCGTAGCCTGCCTTTGTCGGGCTCTCCAAGTAGCTCTGGATCGCAGCTTCGTTATCTTTCTGCCATTCCTGAAATTGCTTGTCCTTAACACCCGTCATGATGGCATCTATGCCATCAAGTTCATACCCGAACTCTGTCAGAAGTCCCTCTACGTAAGCCTTATCTTGCCCCATAGCGGCAGCGTTGGCCATAATACTTTCTACGTCCGTAAATCTTTGACGGATAGCAGCCTGTTTGCGGCTTTCCGCCGCCCTTGCAGCAGCAGCGGCCTTTGTTGCTTCCGCTTTCTTGTACGTATCGACAGACTTCTGCATAGCAGCTCTGGTCGGAAGACCCCTGCTGCCAACACCCGTGTCGTTGATGAGGGTTTGAGCGTAATCCGTACGCTCATCAATGGACGCACCAGGGTTATCTCGTACGAAGTCAGCGTACAAACCAGCGTTCTCTTTGCGAAGCGAACTTCTACGTTCATCACCGCGCTCGATAGCCTCAGTAAATTTACCTAATCTAAGCACTTAGTGCCTCCTTAACTTACTGGGGTGCGGTCGTTGTAGCCTGTGAGCCTGTCGTACCATGTTCCGAAAGTGCCACCCGCATCGTTTGCGTTGTCATTCATACGCTTGGAAATGGATTGAGCGCTTTGCAGTGCGTTGCCAAATCCTGCGGAGGTCTGGCCATCAGCCGCAAACTTTGACGGAGCTGCCGCTAGGTCGCCCATAGTTGAGGCGAAGTCAGTGTACATGGCGCTCTGATTGTTCATAACGGTGTTCGAGTTAGTGTAATCCAAAAGCGCAGTGTCAGTATCCATGTTCGTATAATTCTTAATCAAATCTTGGCCAAATTTGCGCTCAGACATATCCATGATCTGTTCGTTGCTGCTGACACCTTGCACACCTTTAACGTACGTAAGTGCGTCGTTCGTGCCGTCTAGCAAGGCTTGGTTGTAAGCCTGCGCCTTTAGGTCGGCAGCGCTCTTGCGGAGCTGTACCTCAAGCGTACTGTTATCCATACCCCTTGCGTACAAGTCTGCTTGGCCACGCGACATAGTTTCATCTACGGCACGGCCTGCGTTCGCCATGCGAGCGTCGATAAACTTTTGCGCAACCCGATCAATGTTAGGGGCCATGTCGAAGGTACTCGCACCGAACTCACGGGCACGATTGTCTGCGGCGTAGACATCGTTCTCGTTCTGCAAGTCTTCCTGCTTGCGCTCTGAGGTGAAGTAGTTCCTGAGAGCAACAAAGTTTTCTGGCGTAATGTTCGCGAAGTCTCCGGCACTATCTAAAGCACCTCTCATCGCATTCTGCATTTCGGAAGAGCCTTGCGCGTAAAGCTCCATTATTTTTTCGTTACGTGCAACTTCAGCGGCAGTTAATGCCGCCTGCTGATCGTTTGCGCCGTCAGCTCTGTTGTTTGATTTGACCGCATTATAAAGAGAGGTGCCAGCCATTAATAGATCGAACATCTTGTAGTCTCCTAAACCATAGAGGCAAAGCCGTTGCGACGGTCGAGGCGGAACTGGCTTGCTCCGTTATTTCCGTCGATAGCACCACTTCCAACAGGCACATTGACGTACCGTATTTCTCCAGTTTCACGATCCTTAACAGCTCGGCGTGTGAACACACCGCTAGACGGTGATGTGTTGGCAATCAGGTTGTTCTGCGTTCCGTCTAAGGCAAACCCGTACGCATTAAGAAATGCTGCTGGGTCATAGGCGTTTGAGCCTAGATCAAGGTTCGCTAGATATTTCTCAAGGTCTTCCTGTGTGAGATACTCATCGGGAAGAGAAGTCACGCTCTGACCGCCAGGCGTAAAGCTCTCAAGGACTTCTACCAAGTCAGTGTAATCGACCGTATCAGTGCCAGTCGTATCAGTTTCAGCGGTTTCAGTTTCAGTAGTATCAGTATCAACTTCAGTAGTGGTGTCAGTAGTAGTGGCTGTAGTTGTGGCTGGCGTATCATCGTCATTATCTGTCGGGGGTGGGGGAATGTATGCAGTACCGATTGACGCGCCAGTGCCTTGTGTCAGTTGGCCGTCTTCGTACATAGAGCCGTCGAACGGGGTAACGAGGTTCGTAAGGTCTTGGTACGAAGTGTTATCAGTAACAAGTGAACCGTCTCCTTCGTTGTATAGATTGCCGCCTTGGTACACCATTCCGTCTGGTCCGGTAATGCTGTTAGCTACGTTTTGACGTAATGTATTGTCATTACCGTCAACAAGCTGTCCTTGGTTGTAGGTCGTGCCGTCATTTGGCGTAAAAGCATCCGCAAGGTTCTGGTATGGAGTTGTATAGGTAACTTGGCTGTTGTCACTATCGTTGTAGAGAATGCCGTCCTTGTAGGTCGTGCCGTCATTTTTGGTAATGCTGTTGGCAATGTCCATACGGGTGGTGTTGCTACCCGCGCTATCGCTGGTGTTTGTATCGCTGACTGTGTTGAAGTTGGTGTTGCTCGTAGGCATACTCAAGTTCTGGCCAGCTTGGATTTGATTAACGTCAGAAATATTGTTGGCCGCAGCAATAGCGTCAACAGTCGTGTTATTAGCCTGCGCAATCTGACTAAGGGTATCGCCAGCCTGTACCGTCATTGCGTTAGAGGCCGAGCTTGAGTTGTTGTCGTCATCACCGGGGTCGCCACCGCCGTCCTTTGCGAACAAGCGTCTGTCTAAAAAAGAGCCAAAAATGTAGCTGTTAAAAGTTGCCATTGCTATCTCTCCAAGCGGTAGTTTGCGCCGACTAGATTGTAGCCTCGCTTCTGCATCAGGCTATTAAACGCCTTTGGGTTTATGTCGGTGCTGTAGCCTATCCTGACTTCAGACGCGCCTCTCTCTTTAGCCCAATCTTCGAACATATCGAGAAGTCGCAGACCAACGCGAGTGCCGCGTTTTTCCTTAACGACGAACCACGCTATGTCGTTCGCAACGTACTCGTCGCTAAAGTAGTATTTGTTCATGTATCCCGCGTACAAGCCGACTGGCTTGCCATCTTCACTGGCGATAAAGCAGGCTCTAGTGTCATTATCCAAATAGGCATTGAAGGTCTCGATCACCCTAGAGGGGTTAAACTCTAGCTCAGAGTACGAGCTTTCTTCGTGCATCAACGCGCCCAGCTCACATAGAGCAGGGCCGTCGTCTTTAGTAATGGCACTATACTGGATCATTACTGACCGTAGGCTTTCTTTACAGCTTCATCTACGTCGTAGAACTCAAGCATACCCGTCTCAGGGTTAAACGAGCCTGCGCCACCGATGTCTTGCAATAGCTTGATCGTGAACGGTGAAGAGCGAACCATCATGCTGTCGCCACCACGTCCCATTTCTGCTGTCTGCTCTGTTGATCCAGCTTCACGACGTGCCGCAATAGACGTTCCGGTGTTCGGGCCAAAAATTTCTGTACTAAATGCCATCACAGGCTCCTTTATTTTTTAGAACTATATTCCTCAAGCGACATTATTGTCGTCCTCACTGCATCATCTTGGCGGCTCTCATTTTAGCCTCCCTGTCCAGAACGCGCTTTGAGAACGAAAGTTGCTTCGATTTCTCATGGCCTTTCTGCCGACTGACCTCATCATTCATGGCGTCGATCTCTTCCAGAGCGGAAAGCACGTCTTCCTCAGAAGCAAACGGGTTGGACTTTATCTCAGAAAGGCGACCCTCTCCGGTTTTGCGAAGCAACGCTTCTGTGTAGCCGTTGTACCTGTACGCAGAGGAGGCTCGGCCCAAGAAGCCAGCGTCCATATTTGCGTCACCCGTCTGGGCTGAGTAGTTGTACGCACGCTTCACATCAGAAAGAGCGTCCTGGTAATCATCTGGTCCGTACGAAAGTTCTACGTAACCACTGTCCTTATCACCCACCAGCAAGCTGTACTTGCCGTCGTCTGCCAGCTCCAAGAGCATGTCGCCCGTCAAGTTGTCTTGGACATTTCTAGGCAACGAAGCGCGTAATTGCTCCATAGAGTTGCGAGACATCTCAGAAGCAAGAAAACTTTCCTGCGTATCTTGGTTTTTGGAGATGTGAGCGGGTGTCTTTTCTCCGCGCATTCCGGTCGTCAACTCGCCGTCTCGGTCAACATAGTGCATACCCGAAGTCCCCATAGGGCCAGCCGCCGCCGCGCCCGGTCCCATCTTGTTTGGTAGGTGGGTCATCAACTGGCGATGATCGTACGCCTTGAAGTGGCCCTCCTCACCCTTGATGGTGGGTATCTCTCTTTGCGGCGAGGGGGTTAGGCTAGGAGCCAGTATCTTGCTCTCTTCTTCGTTAATGTGGATTAGATCGTTGTCCATAATGGTGTGTATCTCCTGTGATCGCGAGTTGAGCGCTGGGCCACTTTCATAGAAGGGCCACTTGCCCTCATTGATTTCAGCTTCCCAGTGTTCGAAAGCCTCGCCTTCGGTCAAAGGTCTGTCTGCGTTTACGCTTGGCACCCATCCTGGCACCGACACAAACTTACCTTTGTGTGGACCCCGCTCAACCCTGATGCCTGTAGAGTAGACTGTCATAGGTCTGCCTTGGTCATCCCTGCCCACACGACCAGAACTCATCGAACCGTTGTGGTAATCGACAATGTTCTGTTCTTGTGGGCTGAGATTAAGGTCAGACATTGGTGATGACGGCTGCCAAGGTGACTTCGATGTCAGTTACATTATTAGCTGACGTGACCTCGAAACCCACCTCGCGAGAGGTGGTCGTGGCGTCGATGGCAATGGAAGCTGACAGGTTTTGCTCTGTCAGAGTTGAGTTTACCGGGATAACATCGCCTGCGTTTATACCGTTAATCTTTAGCTGGATGTTAGCAGTGCCAGATACAGTCTTGGCTGCTACGGCGTCGATGCGTACGTTTTGCTTGAAGGCTCGCGTAATAACATATGACCCATCTGGAACTGACCCTGTTTTCTGGTAAAAGAAGCTGCGAGTGGCGAATGTATCAGGTAACTGCGCGATAGGCAGGCGACCTGTAGCATCTAGGCCAGCAACCCCATCAGCAGCACCGATGTACGTTTTGGGAACAACAGCAGTAAAGTCGATGCTAGAAAACTCAAGGCCACCACCTGTCGAGTTCACCCGCAAGAACTGAAGGGCGTTCGTGGTTGTGAACGCAGGGATGCCCGTGTCGGGGCTGGTAAGCAGCCAGCCCGTACCGTTGTAGAATTTAAGCACGTTCGGTGATGACGCGGTATCCACCCAGAAGTCGCCCGCGTTCGCAGTCACAGGCTCAGAAGCAGAAACGTAAACGCGACCACGGTTAGTCAAAAGGCTGGTAATCCCAGCCACTTTAGATTGTGGAATTTCTTGGTCAGAAATAGCCAGCTTAGAGTAAGGGACAAAGCCGTTTGCATCAGTAAACTTGTCCTCAGTCATAAGACCACTGACACGAACCTGTGAAGTGTCCTCAACAATCATGAGCGTAATTAAATCGCCTGAGACCATCGCTGACGTAAAAGTTATCGTCGAATTTGCTGGCTGAGTTGTGTAGTCATTCGTACCACCCTCACGCTGCAAAACGCCGTTTCGTGATACTAGAACTTTCTGATCCTCCGTGTGGACAAAAGGGAACACCGCTTGAGACGCACCGGAGACTACATCCTCACGAACGAACCCACTGTCGTTTGAAGACTGCACTTTATAGATCGTTACAAGATCATCAGCGTTCGTAGCATTAGAAAGCGTTACCGTGTTCGCGGCTGCGCTAGATGAGTAGCTGTCAGCCGCCTGCAAGCCACCGTTCAAATACACAACAATAGCGTCAGTATCTTCGTGCAAGAAATTGAAAGTGGTAGCACCAGTAGGATTGGCTATAACTCCGTTTGCGTCAGCGCTATTTATAACTAAGTCTGTACGCGCTGAGAAAAGTGGAGCGCCGATTGTGGCAACGTCTGATCCAGATGTGCCGCGCAAATCAGCAGAAGTCGCGATAGTTTTCCATCCATCTTCAAGCTCGGTATAGACGCCTGCACGGTACTGAAGGCCGTTGACAGCATCGTTACGCAAATCAATTGGTGCAACCAAGGTTCCGTTGTTGTCGAACATAACACTCAAAAGCTCGGATAGTGTGAAGTCACCAACCTCCGCAGAGTTTAGGTAACGAACAATGTTCTCAATGTCGGCACCAATGTTAGATGAGCTGGTGTGGTTGCCAGGGTATAATACTTTTAAACGAGCCATTCTTATTTGTCCTTATGGTTCAAGAATGCAAAGCTAATCACCGTCACTTCGCTCTTCGTGTCTTTTTCATCGGTGCGAAATCTCATTCGAACGCCTCGGAAAATGTGGTTAAATGGGAAGGAGTAGTCATGGTTTAGAGGCGCGTCCCCCCAGTTCTCGTCACCCTCAATCCTGTCGAGGTTGACTTCTATCGAGGCCATGTCACCGCCAACTTCATCTGTGAAGTCAATGAAGAAGCGACCCGTACCCGTAGCTTGCACAATGAAAGTGTGAGACCTCTTCGTACCAAGGAAGTCGCCTAGCCATAGCACAGGCGTCTCGGCTATCATCGGAGATCGCCTTAAATCAGCCCGACCTGTGTCTTGAATGAACGTACGTTTAGTTGCCTCGTAAACTCCATCGGAAGTGCCGAACATTAAACGACCACCTAAAAAGGTTCCGCAACGTGGTAACAGTGTGTCGCCAAGCTGGAAGTTTACACTCTCATAGCCTGCACGAAAATTCATACTCAGACGGACAGTGTTCGAACCGCCTGGACGGGGAAAGAAGACGTGGTACGTAAGCGTATCTGGGTCAAATACCGCAGATATAGTTTCGGGGTCAGGTGTTGTGCGTACGAGCTCTTGATAAAGAGGCTCTACTTCGTCAGACAAAGATGCTTCAGAAATCGTAACACCATTTTGCTCTGATCGCATGATCGAGTGGATGCCTCGGCGTGAGCAGAACAATAAGTCAGAACCAGAGTTGGCAATCGTGTTGTGCGATACGCAACCAATCCGAAGGTTGGCACGACTATCTAGCTGCCACTGCTCAAAATCAGGGTCGATGATGTAAACTAATGTTTGGTCTTTGGTGAACACAGCAAGGCGGTTAGCCTCGAATGTACCCATCCCGACGATTTGGTCGGCAGTACCAATCAAGTTCGAGATGTCGATAAATGCAGCTCTCGTGACCTCTTCTGTCGGAGCTTCTTCGTTCAAAAAGATGTCGGGGTTGTCCACGCGCGAGAACTCCACAACAGTCGGTCGGTCCTTGAACCCAGCAACAGCTAGTCGTCGTTGGATGGGTACGCCGAACTGTGGTTTGAGAGAGGCGGTAGATGTCGAGAACTCAAACCCGTCGTAGCGATACATCCGGCTATCTTTAGAGAAGATGTGAACCTTGCCCTTAAAGTTAGTCATGGAAACAATAGCGCCTTTTGCTAAAGCACCCTCAAGGCGGTGGCCCCTGTCAGAAGACAAGTGCGTATTTGAAGCATCTTCTTCTGCGAAGACAACTCCATCGCGGTTGTAAAATCTGAGCGCTTTTACCGGAAAGCGGTTAGAGCCTTTGTGAAGGTAGAACGCAGGATCGCGTATCAACTGACCGCGATAGTCCACGAAACAGTTTTCCAGCTTCCAGAAGTTTTGGTCCTTCTCCGTCTCAAGTGCTGTAATGTCGCGCGAACGGTCAATGCCCCTAAACCCATAGTAGGAAGTGAAGTCGCTCTTAACGGATAAGGGTGCGTACGCTAGTCTGGTCATTAACTAACCGTCCTTGGCTTATACGAAGGGTTGGAACCGCCGTCCATTATTGTACGAACGTACGGTTTGTTCCCATTAGACCTCTGATGTAGAATGTTGGTCATGCTGGACTGATACAGTTGCAAGTGTACCATAGCCTTATCGGAACCTTGCTGAACAAAGTAATGAGCCGATAAGCCGTCGATCATTATCATGTCAGGGATGGGCCTGCGCTCTTGGATGTCAGTGTAGTAATCTATATCTCCACCCACCCAGTAAGGATGCTGGCGCACGTCCTCAACAACCCGATTTGCAAGCTCGATCATCATCATCATGACCTCGCCATCAACCCGCGAGGGTGAGAAGTTACCCGCCCTGACGAGTGCAGAGCGTACTAAACTTTCGAGTGGTGTGAACTTCTCTTTAGCAGCCGCAAACGGCTTTTGTACGCTCTTCTCTGCCATCAGTCATTTTCCTCGCAACTGATTACGCGGCCCGACCAAATATGGTGGTGCATCTTAGCCAATTTAGCTAATTCGCGCGGAACGCGCCAATGTACGAAAGCGCGATCTTTATCCCAATTCCCGCGAACGCGGTCTTCTCCGATGCGTATGTCAAAGGCGGCGTTCTCTTCGTTAGCGGATACGAAGAAAACAAAATCGCTGGGCGCTTCATTCTTCGGTGCCCGCTTTTGTTTAGCCTTTAAGGAAGGATCGTCTACTTTTTCAGAGACTTCTTTTTCTATCCAAGCCTCGTTCTCAGGTGTTGACGGATCGTCAGCCTTAAAACTGCCGTCGGCTTTGTGTGCTCTCTTACGTGCCATTAAAATTCTCCATGAGTTTCCTGACTTTTATCCCCGTTATTTGGGGGCCAGTCGTCCCTCAAAGCAAAAGGGCCACCCGAGGGCAGCCCTTTTCTAAAACTTTCGACTGCCTTATTAGGCTGTAAGGTTCCAGTTTTTGATGTAGTGGTGCGTCTTGTCTTGCAACATTTCGAGACCACACTCTGTGAGGTACTCGTGTGCCGCTTGGTCAGCGCCATTGGCCTGACGGTCGCGAAGCAAGGAAGTATCACGGCCTTCCAAGTAACGGTACTTGAGGTGCGGGAAGTCGATGATGACTGCGGAGCTCTCCATACCAGGTACTTGGCGGAACTGTGGGTGCAAGTGAACCATAAGATCACCAGCAAATGTGGAGTAGCGAGTAAGGCCAACGCCGTACGCACCTTCAACAACTGTTGGAGCCCAACGGTCTTTGCCGAACTTCTGCAAGTGACCCGCAACTTTTGCGCCACAGAACATGATCTTTTGGTTTCCACCAAACGCGAACACATCTTCGATAAGTGAACGGTCGAACTGGTCTTCTGTCATCGTGCTAGAAGAAGTTGAACGGTCGTTGACGTTAGTGATCGAGTTAATCAAGCCGCCTGTGTAGCGAGTTGGCTGAGATGATGCAGCGTTTGCTTCGTGCTTCTTACCGAAGAACATTGCGCGCTCAATATCTTGCATGTGCATCTTGAGAGCTTTTGTTGTCATCTCGTCTTCTTTGTCACCAGTACGCAAGTTCGTTGCGCGTAGAGTGTTGGTGATTGTGAAGGCCGTACGGAAGATTTGCGTGAAGTTCGAAGCAACGCTTGCGTCGAATGATACGCCTGTAGGTGTATTAGCACCTTCAGAGAACGCAGAACCCGCAATGAACAAATCAGCGCCGTCAGCAATAGACGCTGCACCGCCACCAATGCCACGCTCAACAGTCAAAGTAGTCGCGGTCGCATCAGCAGTACAACGCATAACTTCGTTTGTCGCAGCGTTGACAACGATAGTGCCGCCAACTGCAAACAATACATCATTGCCTGCGTCTACAGTGATAGTTGTAGCAGAGTTTGACAAAGCGCCATTCACTGTCAGTGTACGAGCAGGAAGTTCGTCACGGAAATTTTTAAATTCACTATCATCAGTGGCTTCAGAGGAAGTCATTGCCAACAAAGCATTCAGAGGTGCATTGCCGTTTGGTTCTAAGAGCGTAAAAAGCTCGCGATAGTTTTTCGGGCGGAAGTCAGCAGCAAACTGACCTGAGCCCCGTAGTCCTTGGATACCAGCCATGTGGTAATCTCCTTTGGAAAAAGGTTTCAGTCATCAGTGGCACTAAGAAAGTGTGAGCGGAACAATCACGCGAACTTACCGAGTAACCTTTTTAACACCGACGTTTAGGGCCGTAGCGCTATCGACGTTGAGGTACTATTGATTGTTTCTGGGGAGGTAGTCGTCCCTTAAAGGGAAAAGGCGACCCGAAGGCCGCCTTTTTTATTAACCCATCCGCTTGTTGTTGGCGGATTGTGCAAGTCGTGCGAGGGTATCATCCCCCCCAGAGGGAGCCATTTGGCTCGTTGGGCCACCCGATTGGGATGTAAGGTATGCTTCGCGGCGCTTGGACATTTCGCGCAACCGCTCGAACTCAGGGGTATTCATCTGGTTCTTGAAGTCACCGATGACCTTCTTAGTAAGAGAGGCATCAGCAAAGTCTTCTGCGGTGTAACCACGTTCCATCGCGTAAGACTGGAAATCTCCAACAGCGTCATCTGGAAGGCCAGCTTCCTGTTGAGCGCGGTCAAGGTTGTTACGAATAGACTGCATTACAGCTTCGTCGCGGTTACTAAGAGCGTCTTCGCGTGATTGGTTCGCGCCTTGGCCAGCATTTTGAGCGTTTTGCAAGACGCCCTGCATCATCTGAAGCTGCTTGCCCATGCTCTCTTCCATGCGGCCCATGCGTTCGTACTGCTCACGATACCCCGGTGGCAGGCTGATGGCATTCTCTTCTTCGTACTTTGACCACTCTTCGTTGAGCTGGTTGCTACCTTGTGGCCCCGAAGGCTGTTCTGGAGCTGCGACACCATCCTGTTTCGGACGTTGCTTACCCATCTTAGCGTTCTTGGTCATGGCCCGAAGAGCAGCATCCATGAGTTTGGCTGCTTGTTCTGGACTAGCGCCCGTGTCGCGCATCAAACGATCTGATAGGTCGTACATCGGCTTGTTCGTGGCGTTCTTGTGATTGAGATCACGGTAGCGCTCAAATGTGGATCCGATTTGCTGGGGCGAAAGATTGCGGTCTTGGCCACCAATCGAGACGTTGTACATCACAGCGTCCTGAGCCTGCTTGTCACCTTCCGTATCTGGCGATGCAGCCTCAACTGCTTTCTCCATGTCAGTGGGCGGTGCATCTTTTGGTGGCGTTGGAGCCTGTGGAGCCTGTGGTGCAGCAGCCTGTGGTGCGTCACCCATCCGGCTTGCTGAAATGCGGGCGATTTGCTCCGCGTCCATCCCTGGGTTAATAGCCATCTTTAGTCCTTTCTGAGCGGCCTTGGCGGCTCGTCGCGTCTTCTAGTGAAAGTTCACCTTCAAGTTTGTTGATGAGCTTAGTTGGCAGACTGAGCATTTGCTCTGCTGCGAAAATTGCACCCCTCTGAAAGTCCATGTGCTGCTGCGTCATTTCTGAGCTGCGGGCCATGTTCAAAGCAAGCTGGAGGATTTCAGCCTCCATAGTCTTATGGAGAACTTCCCAGCCTGAGCTTTCGGATAGAGATATGAGGTCTTTGATATTGCTTTTGACAGTCATGTTGAGGCTTTCTTATTTCTTTTTGCCGCCCTTCATGATGGGCTTTCCAGCAACGACAGGCTGGCACGATTTTTTAACGAGTGGGTTATGGGCCATTAGGCTTTCCTTTTCTTTGGTTTGGGCTTCCCAAAGTTCTTTTTCATCTCTGAATAAGCCTTCGGGGTGACAGTAGACTTTGCTTTAGACCGAGAGGTCTTAGCCTTTCTACGAGCGTTTATGTGGTCATAGAGGCTCATTACCATTTCACCTTGTCTGCCCAGTACGCAGCAGACATCTTTCCAATCTGGATGTTGTCTGCGTGGCGGGCTTTGAAAGATTTCTTGCGGGCTTTTTCGGCGGCGGTTTTCGGCTTCTTACCCGCACCTTTGACACCCTGCTGACCGAAGCGGATCACTACCTCCTTGCCCTTATCGCACGCCTTTACGACGTGCGATTTGGTCTTGTGAGAAGGCGTGCGCTTCGGCTTGTTACAAGCCATGCTCTTCTTAGAGACGGGTTTTTTAGCCATTGGGTGCAGTCCTCTTTCAAGCACTATCTCGAATTGGGATGTCTATGTCGTCCTTCGCTAGAAAGTGCATTCTTCGAACACTATGTTGCAGCTAAATATAACCCGATCCTCATCAGACATATGCGGGTTGGTGAGGTGCGCCATATGCGCTGGGAAGATTACCATCATTCCAGGCGTCGGGTTTAACGTGTACCTGTCGTTCCAAAGGTTAAAGCCGTTGCCGTAAACCATGTTGTAGCTTGCAGCGGCAGGGTTCCTAAAGACTATCTCGCCCGTTCCTTCAGTGGTCGCACCGTAAAAGACACAAGCCAAGTGCGCGAAACTGTGGATATGTTCTGGGGCAAAGTGGCCATTGCCATAGATGGATACCCAACTGTTCGTGATATAGAACTTTGGGTCTGCCTCTAGGTTCTTGGTGTACTTCTGTGCTTGCGCGACGGCTGCCTTGTGTATGCCTTCGAACCGTTCATCACTGGAGAGCTGGTACGCGCCGTGGCTTGTGTACCCGTGCTCTTTGTAGTCTTCTTTAGACTTTGCTCGGTCGAACTTGTGCCAAGCGTTGCTAATAAGTTTGCCATTAGGATCATCGTCTCTTAGATCGTAGGCGTCTTTGCAGAGATTTTCTGCAAGCTCCTCTCCATTCTCTATAATCTCATGGAAAATGGGGAAGCCAAATGGGTTGGCAAATGTCATTGAGAGTATCCTTAAAGTTGAAAAGTAAGGGGTGTTATCCCCTTACTCGGATAGCGCTTTATTGATGCGGTCCCAAATAACGTCGGCAGGCTCTTTCGAAAAAACAAAACCCGCAGACTTGGCATCAAGGCATATCCGCGTTCCCTTTAAAGGTTCAGCCTCCGGCTCTCCGTCGATTGCAATAATGCAAGTCTCTGTGAACATGACGTTCTCAACGTCGATGAAGTGCTGTACGTCGAAACGGTCAATGTAAGGAATGAGTTTCATATTAATCCTCTGAAAGTGCTGCTGTTTGTGGGGGTGAAAGTGGCATGGCTGGGACGTTAGAGTAGTCATCCTCAATGATGTCAGGCACCGTAGAAGGAAGGTCACGAAGCGCCTCGCGGTATGCAAGCCATGCGGCGCGAGCTGTCGAGAACGCAGCGAAACTTGCTGCGTCCTCCATTGTGCGGATCATGTCGATGTCGCTGGAAGCCAGCTTCTCGTCGCGGGTTTTCCGCATGTTTTTAATAAGGAGGTCACGATCTACAGACATTAGTGTTCTCCATTATATTTCATTGAAGGTTTTTCAGAGCAGTAGGTGTACGGGAATGAACGTGCAGTTCCGTCTTCGCCTGTGCCCCAGATGATACGAAGGCCACCCGACGCACCGTGACCGCCGCCAGAGGACGTGCCTGATCCGCCGCCGCCGCCGCCGTGAAGGCCGCCTACGCGGTGGCCGTTGCCGTTGCCGTTTTCTGCGCCACCCGTGAACTGGTTTTCGCCGTACGCTCCGCGCGTACCGCCTGATCCACCGCCACCACCGCCGCGGTAGTTAGGTGAGCCGAAGCCGTACGAAGTCCAGTTACCGCCACTCCCGCCGTAGCCTGAGCCAGCATTCGGGTTCGCGCGAGGGTCAGCGTTAGCACGACCACCCTTTTCGCCTTG